ACAATGTTAAGCAGTGGTATTCCCGTTGCTGATACTGGTGTTGCGTCAGCATATACTTTAGGCACATTATCCATACCAATTACGACAAGTAGTGTGCGAACTGTTGACCGAGCAAAAGTGCGTTGTAGTAATACTAACGGCACAACATCATATTCAAATATTGGCACTACAAATATTCAAGTACATAGATCATCACAAAGTGGTATTGTTGAGCAGACTATTGTTGTAGCAGATGCGTTAGGTAATGGTACACATACAGATGACGGTAAACGAGTATTTAATTTTAGTGCGGCCACTACAGATAATCCTGCAGTTGTTAGTGCAACAAATTATTATACTAGCAGTTTATATAGTGAGAGTGCTGACCCAGGTGTGAGTGGAACTAAAGAAGCAACTATTAGACTTGGTGTAATGAAGTATGATGTAACAGATTATAGTTCAGGCTACTTACCAGTTGGCCCAGATCGTAGTGGTGATACAGGAGCACAATATTATACTTTTTCTTTTCGTAGACAAGTTGTTAGTAACTTTGATCTTAATATTACTTCAGCAGGTATTGCTGGACTTTGGATAGCCGCTCCAGGTACTGATATTGATGATGCCAGTGGATTAAATGGCTGGATTGATGCAAGTACAACATATGGTGGTAGTGGTGTTCCTGGAAGTGATACAGGTAACGGTGGTAATGGTTCAGATGGTTGTGCATTTACTTCAGGTGATAGAATTGCCGCAAGCACAGCATTAAGTGGTGGTTACACAATGACATTAGGCTCAGAAAATATGTCTAATGCTACAGCAAATGTTGTGTTAGTAAGAATAAAATTAACAACAGGCCAAAGTGTAACGGCTATTAGCGTAGGAGAAGCGAGCTAATGCCCATTTCCGATAGCCAGAAAGTTGATTACCTTTGGAAAAAGATTGGTTACTCTGCTACTAAAACAGATACAAATACTGCTAAAAAAGCACCCAACGAAGCCATAGCAAGTCCGTTGCCATTACGTGGTGACAAAGTAATGAAAGATGCTGGAAGTATTCCAGCAGTTATGCCTGGTAGTAATGCATCTCCGGTAACAGTATATCTAACAACTGCTCCAGATGAATGTACTGTTGACGGTACTTCAGCCGCAAATAGAACTTGGAAAACTGGACTAACAGATTGGATTAGTCCTGAGTTTGGTTCAACCTACCAAGTTAAAGTTTATATTCATACTACTGGTAATCCGGGCTCAGCCGCATCAGGTGGTGACCAAGTGTTTGCTACTGGTTCCGGCAACAACGATGAATGGTTTTTTGATTACCAAAGTGGTGTATTACATTTTGTTGGTACAAACTTACCTAATGGTATTAGTTTTACTGGTAAAAGTTGTTATATAAGCGGTGCAAGATACACTGGCGAGTTTGGTGTTGGTGGTGATTTAGGCAATTTTACATTTGTTACTAACACTGTGTCAACAAGTGGTTCAAATGAGAACTTAATTGTTGATCCAAATGGAACAGGTACGTTAGTTATATCAGCAACTAACTCAATGCGTCCTCCAATAGGCACAACAGCCCAACGTCCTGGTAGTCCAACTGCTGGTGATTTTCGTTATAACTCAACTGAAACTAAATTAGAATATTATAATGGATCTGCTTGGACTTTATTACAAGCATCTTCAAGTTCTACTATGACAAGTGAAACATTTACTGGTAATGGAGTTTTAACAGCATTTACTTTAGCAACTACACAAACAACAGCAAATGTCATTGTCAGTATTGAAGGTGCCATTCAACGACCAACAACTGCTTATGCTGTAAGTGGCACTACCTTAACATTTACTGAAGTACCAGCAAATGGTGATGTAATTGAAGTAAGAAAAGTTAATACATTATCATCAGTTTCTTCACTTCAACTTTCAGATACAGATGGTGATACTGTAGTACAAGTTGAAGAATCAGGTGACGAAGATAAAATACGAATGGATACAGGAGGTACTGAACGAGTTGTTATAGATAGCACAAAAATTGAAACAAAAGTACCTGTACAATTCCCTACATATACAACCACACAACGCAATGCATTATCAGGTGTAGCAGATGGTATGGTTATTTACAATTCCACCACTAGTAAGTTCCAAGGACGAGCGGGTAGTTCTTGGATAGATTTCCACTAAAATCTATATTCTACATACCTTCCATTAAGAAAAAACTACTGCTACAATTTCTTAACCTACGCAATAAATACAATACTACTGTATATGCTCGAGCATATATTTTGTATGATCTTTATTATCTACTATTAGAATAGAAGTAAAGGGGCCTTCAGAGTATAGAAGGTGTCATTCCACTATATGTATATACGGTATTTTACAAGGTCTTAGCGGACCTTTTTAAGGAATGGAGAAAAATAAATGGCTTTAACTAGATTAGGAACAGATCAGATCGCTGATAGTGCTATTACTAACGCCAAGATCTCTGCTTCTGCCGATATTGCTGGCAGTAAGTTAGAAGATGATATGACGTATGGTAGTAACTTGACGGTTTCTGGTAACCTAGTAGTAAATGGTACAACTACAACAGTTGATACTACAAACATGTCTATTGAAGATCCACTTTTAGTTTTTAGTTCAGGCGCAAGCGGTTCAGCATCCGTTGACGCTGGTTTTGTTGTAGAACGTGGTGCAGATACCAACGTAGGTATTATTTGGGATGAGTCAGCAGACGAATTCTCATTTATCACAACTAACGAAACTGGTAGTACAGCAGGTAACGTAACGATTGCAGGCCAAGCAAACATCAATGCTAGTAACATTGCTGGTACTCTAACTACAGCCGCACAAAACAGTATTACTTCAGCAACTGGATTAGTTTCAGTTGGTGCAATTGGTACTGGGTCATGGGCAGCTACAGACGTAGCAATAGCACATGGTGGTACAGGCAGTTCAACAGCAGCTGGCGCATTGTCCAATTTAGGACTAACAGCAACAGCAGCTGAAGTAAATGTTTTAGATGGTATTACAGCAACCGTAGCAGAACTAAACATTATGGATGGAGTTACATCTACAGCCGCAGAATTAAATGTCTTAGATGGCATTACTTCAACAGTTGCAGAACTAAACATAATGGATGGTGTTACATCTACAGCCGCAGAACTAAACATAATGGATGGTGTTACATCTACAGCCGCAGAATTAAATGTCTTAGATGGCATTACTTCAACGGTAGCAGAACTAAACATTAGTGATGGTGGTACAGCCGCAACAGGTACAACGTTAGCAGACGCTGATCGTGTAATTGTCAATGACAACGGCACAATGGTTCAAGTAGCTTTATCTGATTTCGAGACATACTTCGAAGCAGGTCTTGATACATTGAATGCAGTAACTTCAGCAAGTTCACTAGCAACTGTAGGTACTATTACCTCAGGTGCATGGACTGCAACAGACGTGGCAGTACTACATGGTGGTACAGGTAGTTCAACAGCAGCTGGCGCATTGTCCAACTTAGGACTAACAGCAACAGCAGCTGAAATTAACATCATGGATGGCGTTACATCTACAGCCGCAGAACTAAACATCTTAGATGGTGTTACTTCCACAGCCGCAGAAATTAATATCTTAGATGGTGTTACTTCAACAGCTGCAGAACTAAACATTATGGATGGTGGCACAGCCGCAACAGGTACAACACTTGTAGCAGCTGACCGCGTACCTGTTAACGATAACGGTACAATGGTTCAAGTCGCAATGTCTGATTTTGAGACGTTCATGGAATCAAATCTTGATACTTTGAACTCAGTAACATCAGCAACCTCACTAGCCGCAGTTGGTACAATTACAACAGGCGTATGGTCAGGTACAGCACTTGTAGACGCAAAAGTAGCAGACGCATTAACTATTAGTGGTGGTACAGTAAACGCAAGTATCATTGGTGGTGGTACACCAGCCGCAGGTACATTTACAACACTTACAGCAAACGACCAGTTGGTTGTAGCTGCCGGTGCAACAATTACAGCGGACACAACAGACGAGATTACATTAGCAGTAAAAGGTGTAGGCTCACAGACAGCTAACTTAATGACTGTCGAAATTTCCGATGGCACAGATAAATTTCAAATCGCCGCCGACGGTTCAGTAGTAATTAGTCAGGATCTAACACTAGCTTCTGGCGCAACAGTAACAGGCATCCTAGATGAGGATGCAATGGGTAGCAACAGTGCAACAGCACTAGCAACTCAACAATCAATCAAAGCATATATCGATAGTTCAGTTGGTTCCTCCGCACTAACAATTGGTGCAGACGCAGGTTCTGACGACGATGTAACAGTTGGCACAGATACACTTAACGTATCTGGTGGTGCTAACATTACAACAACAGTAAGTAATAATGATATTAGCATCGCATTAGATGCAACTATCACAAGTGGTATTACCGCTCTTACAGCTGGTCAGTTGAATGCTGATAATATCCGTATTGACGGCAATACTATTAGTTCAACAAATACAGATGGTAACATTACAATCACTCCAAATGGTACAGGTGACGTTGTTATTTCCGGTGACTTAACAGTTAACGGCACAACAACTACAGTTAACTCCACAGTTGTAACATTGGATGATCCAATTATGCAACTTGGTGGTGACTCTGCTCCTGGTTCAGATGATGACAAGGATAGAGGTATTGCTTTCCGTTGGCATAACGGTTCAGCCGCTAAAAACGGTTGGTTTGGTTATGACGACAGTATAAGCAAATTTACATTTGTCCCTGATGCAACAATTACAGGTGAAGTTATTTCTGGTACAGTTGGTAACGCAATCTTCGGTAACGTAGAAGGCACAATTACTACAGCTGCACAAAACAGTATTACTTCTGCTTCATCATTAGCAACAGTTGGTAGCATTAGTTCAGGTACATGGGCCGCCACAGACGTAGCAGTAACACACGGTGGTACAGGTAGTTCAACCGCTTCCGGCGCACGAACAAACCTAGGTGTAGCACTTGGTTCAGACGTACAAGCATATGATGCAGAACTGGCAGCTATTGCTGGTTTAACATCAGCCGCAGACAAAGGTATTCAGTTTACAGGTGATGGCACAGCCGCAGTATATACATTAACTGCCGCAGCTAAAACTATTTTAGACGATGCTAACGTAGCCGCAATGCTAGTAACTCTAGGGTTATCAGCAACAGCAGCTGAACTAAACATCATGGATGGTGTTACTTCAACTGCCGCAGAACTAAATGTCTTAGATGGCATTACTTCAACGGTAGCAGAACTAAACATCATGGATGGCGTTACTTCAACAGCCGCAGAGCTTAATATCTTAGATGGTGTTACAGCAACAGCAGCTGAAATTAGTATTAGTGATGGTGGTACAGCCGCAACAAGCACAACACTAGCAGACGCAGACCGTTTAATTGTCAACGACAATGGAACAATGGTCCAAGTAGCATTGTCCGACTTCGAAACTTATTTTGAAGCAGGACTTGATACTTTGAATGCAGTAACAAGTGCAAGTTCACTAGCAACAGTTGGTACGATTGGTTCAGGTACATGGGCAGCTACAGACGTAGCGGTAGCACATGGTGGTACAGGAAGCTCAACAGCATCCGGTGCACGAACAAACCTAGGTGTAGCAATTGGTTCAGACGTACAAGCCTATGACGCTGATTTGGCAGCTCTTGCTGGTTTAACATCAGCAGCTGACAAAGGTATTCAGTGGACAGGTAGTGGTGCAGCTGCAACATTTGACCTAACAACTGCTGGTAAAGCACTGTTAGACGATGCAACAGCCGCCGCACAGTTGGTAACTCTAGGGTTATCAGCAACAGCCGCAGAACTAAACATCATGGATGGTGTTACTTCAACAGCAGCTGAACTTAACATCCTTGACGGTGTTACTTCAACAGCAGCTGAAATTAACATCCTTGACGGTGTTACTTCAACAGCCGCAGAGCTTAACATCCTTGACGGTGTTACAGCAACAGCAGCTGAACTTAACATTAGTGATGGTGGTACAGCGGCATCAAGTGTAACATTAGCAGATGCTGATCGCGTGATTGTTAACGATGGTGGTACAATGAAACAAGTAGCATTGACTGATTTCGAAGTTTATATGGAAACAAGTCTTGATACGCTGAATGCAGTAACATCAGCAACATCATTAGCCGCAGTTGGTACAATTACAGCAGGTACATGGCAAGGTACTACTGTAGCAGTAGACCAAGGTGGTACAGGTGCAACAGCACTAACCGCTAACAGCTTACTAACAGGTAATGGTACAGCCGCAGTACAAGCAGAAGCAAATATCACATATGATGGTACAACGTTTGGTGTAAATGACGCCGCAACCTTCAACGAAGGTGGTGGTGATAATGACTTCCGTATTGAGTCAGACAACCAAGCAAATATGTTCGTAGTAGATGCAAGTGTAGACGCAATTGGTTTGCTAACAGCAACACCTAACGCAGGTACAGTACTTGACATGAGTGGCTCAACAGAGTCCTTTTTGTTACCTTCTGGTACAACAGCTCAACGTCCTGGTACTCCAGCCGCAGGTATGTTCCGTTATAATTCAACAAATAGTACTTTTGAATTCTATAATGGTTCTGCATGGAAACAAGCCACAACAGAGTTTACAGTTGTAAGAAGTGAAACAGCAACTGGTGACGGTTCAACAACAGCATTTACAGGCTTAAATTCAAGCCTAACAACTGCTGGTTGTGTTGTAACTATTAACGGTGTTGTACAACTTCCAACAACAGCATATGCTATTAGTGGTACAACTATTACATTCACAGAAGCACCAGCTAACAGTGATAAAATTGAAATTCGTGAGTTTACAACAACGACTTCAGTTAACGCATTAGAAGATGCAGACGGTGATACAAAAATTCAAGTTGAAGAGTCAAGTGACGAAGATATTATTCGCTTCGACACTGGCGGTACAGAGAGAATGACTCTAACTGCCGCAGGTCATCTTGTTCCAACATTGGACGCAACATATGACCTAGGTACCTCATCCCTCAAATGGCGCAATATGTACGGTGTGTCAACATCAGCAGAATATGCTGACTTGGCAGAACTGTATGAAAGTGATGCGACATATGAGCCAGGTACTGTTGTTTCCTTTGGCGGTGACGCTGAAGTAACAATGTCTATTGAAACTATGGATTCACGGATTGCTGGTGTAGTAAGTACTAACCCAGCCTACTTGATGAATAGTGATTTAGAAAATGGTGTAGCAATAGCACTAACAGGTCGTGTACCTGTTAAGGTAATGGGCACAATCCGTAAGGGTGATATGCTAGTTGCCGCAGGCGAAGGCTATGCAAAGGCAGAGGCAAATCCAAGAATGGGTTCCGTAATTGGTAAGGCTCTAGAAGACTTCAACGGTACAAATGGTATCATCGAAGTTGTTGTAGGTAGACTATAAGTTAAAAAGTTTACGACAATAAAGTTGTAATTGATGGAGGGGCGAATTCGCCCCTCCATTATCTTTAGAATAAATATTGACAGGAGAATATGATGGTAAACAAATATGTTACTGATTATGATGGTGAATATGTAGTATCCGGTATTGTAGTTAAAAATGGACGTAAACACCAAGATAGATTTTGGATCCCTCATTCGGTGTCCAATAGTGATCATACAAAAGTAGCATATGTAGTTGGCAATGGCAAATCTCGAATAGAATATTCTGGAGTTGCGATGAAGTTAAGTTTTCTTTCAACAGCAGGAGGCGGCCATTTTGGAAAATATAAAGGACAATGTTATGGTTGTAATAGAATTTACCAAGATTGGAAGCCAGATTTTCTTGTAGTAACTCATCCTGAATTAACAACTGAAATAGTTGAAAGTGGCTATGCTGAAGATAATATTGTATTTGGCAGAGCAAAAAGTGTATTAGACCATCCTGAACATGTATCTCTTATACCACATGATCCACGAATGAATGCTGGCGCCACAGCAACATATATTGCTTGCTTTCACGGACATAAGAAAATTTACTTATATGGATTTGATAATCAACCTGTTGATCAAAAAACAAACAATAATGTATATGCTGGTTCAGAATTTTATGGTCAAGCAGATGAAAATCCAGGTGATGAAGTTTGGATTAATAACATGAAAAGAATATTTGACACATATAGTGATGTTGATTTTGTAAGAATAACTGCAGAAGGCATGGAAGAAGAAATGCCTGAAGCATGGAAATGGTGTCGTAATTTCCGCCAATTAAAAGTATGGGATTTTGTAATAGAAGCAGATATTTAAATTGTTTCTACTATAGTTTTAATCTTATCTTTGATTGAATCTAGTTTAAGGGTTGAAAAAACACCAGGATGTAATGGCCCTGGCCACCCTGCCATAGTAACCCAAGCAAACCCACAATGTTCTCCATTTAAAATGGGTATAAATTCCTTATCTATTATTAGTATAAACGTGTGATAAAAGAAGTGCCCATCTTCTGAAGTAAACAGTTCAATAGGAATTGTTTTCTCTATATCGGGCAAGTGTCCTACTTCCTCGAAAATTTCCCTTTTTAAACCATTAATAGTTGTTTCACCATTTTCTACTTTGCCGCCTGCGAAACCCCATCTGTTTTTATATTTTTTATCATTCCTTAATAAAAATAGAAAACGTTTTGTGTCGCGGCAGTAGAAAATACCACCTGCTCCGGTAACTTGCTTCATATTAATAATTATATAAAATTTATTATGGAAGTAGGGAAATAGACCACAAGCCAGTTAAATATTCGCCTTCATAGGATTTAATCCATTCTGCCCCAGTATCAGAACCAGTCCATTTATATTGAATACCAGTTTTTGTATTGGTTACATAATGGATGCCTTTGTTAGCACTAGCATCATATGATACTGACCAATTCGTACCATCATATTGTATAATATCAAATTTACTCGCTTGTATGTCATCAGCAGTAGCATCAGGCCATCCTGCTGGTCCGCCAGTTGTGTTAATTGTTGAACCAAGATCTTCTAATATTAAATAACGTTGTCCATTAACGGCCGCGGGTAATCCATCTCCCGGAGTGTTTTTCAATGGGTTAATAACAGCATTAATGGCGGTTTGTGTATTTGCTGGAATTGTGTCAGAGTCTACTGTAAAGTTAAGTATGGTTTCATCAACTTGATTTATAGATACTGTGCCAACAACTTCTGTGAAATCTGTACCAATATCTTTATTTTGAAATTTAGTTAATAATTTTACTTGACTAATTCCGTCTTTTAGTTCTCCATATTGTGCTATGATTTTCCGCCAGGGAATATCATCACCATATTTTACAGGTAGATGGTCAAAAGTTGAATCTACTTTTGTGTCACCACTAATTGGTTCACTAATTGACAATGCTTTTAATTCTCCATTCAGCAATAATACACCATAGTTTAATGGAGTATAGTATTGTCTACTTCCCATAAGTTTTGTATCATCTAATACGCTACTTGCTAAATCACCAGCACCATCAAATATACCCATAACAACTTTGGAGATAACACCGAGACGTTTGATAATTGCTGGAGGATTAATCCAAATTGGTATCTCAAACGTCATTGTGGCAACGTCTATCATATCTTCTATACCAACTGGAACAGTTCTGTTACTAAATGCAATTTCAGTTAATTCAACATATGATAAACTTGTCCAGTCAACATAATTGTCTGTAGTTTGTATTTCTAAACTTGGATTAAACATATAGAATAATTGTTCTATAATTTGCATTTTTTGTTCAGTATTACTAGTCCATATATCAGCATTAACAGTTAGTCTATATGGACTCGGCATACTGCGTTCAATAGTATAACTATCACCAGGTCCTGCTGTATATGATGCCGTATCTTTATCATAAAAACGTTCCTTAACATGTACTTTGTCTAAATGGCTCGGTGATTGTATCCTGTCTCTGTCAAATGTTACATTTGTTATATAACAAGAGATTTGTGGTACGGTGTTGAGAGCATTTTCACTATTTTTGTGAATAATAGATGCTACCTGGCGAGAAATGTCTCCATATTTTACAGGAACTTGTATTAGAGCAGAGTTGCCAGCAGAATCTTTGCCAGTCTCTACATAAAAATGACTCAGTAGTCTAATAAATTGAGCAAGATACCGACGCATTTGGCCGTCATAATAAAAATCCATTATTTGTCCTCTCTAGCACTTAATATATTTGATAAACTTTGTTTAGAATCAATCTTAGTTCCATCTGATAGTGTAATTGTTGTTTTATTATTAAAATGTTTAGTTTTGTGTGTTGATCTTGTGCTAGTATTTGTAATATCCATACGTATATTATCTTCAACGTGTACCCATTTTTTGCCATTGTAAATGTATAATCTATTAGGACTATAATCTGTTCTCAATATGTATTCACCTTTAGTTGGATTAGCAACAAAACTAGTTAATGCTTTTACTGGTGCTCCGTTTGGTGGAACTCCATCGCCTGCCAAGTAATGTTCTAGTTTTTTCTCCGGCCGGCCATAATATGTATCGCCAGTTACTGCGGCCGGTGAGGAAGCATCTGCGTCAACTGTTATTCCAACATCGTCAGTAGATACTAATAGTATTGAACCATCTTCAGCAGCTGGTGCAATCCAAAATCGTGTTGTGTCATAACCACTACGTCCATCTACGATATCTTGTGTAAATGGCGCCATAGCTTCTGCTTGTTTTACAACAGCATCATTTATTTCTAAGTTTTTAGAGTAATCACTTAAAATTTGTTTTAGTGATTCGTCTCCATCACCAGACTCAATGTCACCAAGTATATCTCTATATTCTTGTGCGTCTACTAATGGTATGCATTTTACACGCCATAGATGTGGATACCAAGTTTGACTAAATCCTTCAGCTGCCCGGTTACCATCCTGTATTACATAGTAGCGTTTTAAACTCTCATATACTTTATCGACACTTTCATCTTCTAGTGCATAATCATCTTTTAAGTGCGGCAATTCAATAACATCACCACTTATAAGTTTTCTACCAAGTACTTCAACCATATCAATTAAATGAAAAGTAATGAAGACAGTATCATTTTGTAAAAATAAACCGAATTGACTCAAATCAAAATCTATATCTTGTACATTATAGACTCCTTTCATGAACGTTACGTCTTTTTCATATTTCCGATCACGATTCTCTAAAAATAATAAATCTTGTATATTTGTAATGGAATTATTAGTGTGCATGGGCTGATCAGCTTTTTTCTGATCACCTTGATTGACAGGACCCATATATTTGTGTATATTAATACCAGTGCCGCCAATGACAAATTGCTCACGAATACGATTATCCATGAATTTGAAGTCATTTCCTTTAGTTGGTTTCCACAGTGAAAGTCTTGGCATTTTCTAACTCTTATGTTATAATACTATTTAGCACTATATATATGAGGCAATACTATGGCAAGAAAGAAACAAAAGCGAGTATCTAAAAAGAAAGACGGGTTGTTCTCTGAACCTGTATTTGATGATATTGTTGTAGAAGGTGAATTGATGGATATTGACGCTGATCAACTTCAAAATATCAATATTAGAATTAATAAAGGTTTAAACTTTTACAATTATCATTATACTTCAAAGCATTCCAAGCAACCACTAATACAATGGATGGAATCACAGAAAATAGTAGATAAAGAATCTATTAAAAAAATTAGAGCGGCCAAAGATTGGCAACTAGGTAATACAGTGGGCTCTGTAGCAAGAATGCTAAACAATGGTTGTCCTCCAATGGATAATCTTTTATTGGCTATTAGAAAGAAAATAAAAGAGATATCAGATACTGTTGTGATAGAAGATGAAAAAGAAGAAATTAAACAACTTGCTCCTGTAATATCCATACAGGAACGTATGAAATTAAATCTAGATGATTTTCTTGGCAAGCAAGTAGAAGGTGAGATTGATGATTTCTTTCAAAATAAATTTAAGAGTGATTTTAAGATGTCAAACGCTTTGCTAATTGGTGAGATTACTGGTAAGGCGGCGGCATTAATACCTGCTATATATGCACAAGAAGTCGCAGACTTTAATACCTTGCTCAACCCGGTGGAAAAAGATGACGAGTATGAGCAATTGGTAGAAGCATATCCGTATAAAAAAGCGGAGATAAAACGTATATTAGAGTTTTATAATATGCTTATAGAAGATGCCTTACATCATTCTAACATACAAAAAGCAAATCGTAAAATCAGAGTTAAAAAAGCACCATCAAAAGAAAAGCAAATTGCTAAATTAAAATACAAAGCAAATGATGACAGATATAAATTAGTATCAATTGATCCTAAAAATATTATAGGTGCTAAAGAGTTGTGGGTGTTTAATATTAAAACACGCAAAATTGGCAAATATGTTTCTACAAATGGATTTAGTGATGGTGAGTTGGGAATTAAAGGAACTAGTATTACTGGATTTGACACTAATCTTAGTATACAGAAAACTTTACGCAAATCTGAAGAGTCACTTAAAGAGTTTAGTAGTGCTGGTAAAGTAGTATTGCGTAAATTTTTAGATAATTTAACAACTACAGGTATTAAACTAAATGGGAGAGTTAATAGCGATGTTATATTGCTGAAGGTATTTTAATAAATACATATATGGCAAGTAAAGAATTAACTAAATTAAAAACTGCGATGTTTAACAACGTCAAATTG